TTAAGCAGCTTCAGAGCCGCGAAGGTAGGCCCAGTCGATGTCTGGGCGCAGGACCTCGCATACAACCGTGCCTTTCGACTCTCTCTCAATGTTCACTGCAAGAGCGGCACTGGCCCGGCGATTACAGTAAGCAACTTGTCTGAGCTGTCCGGCAGAAGTCCCGCAACGGCGGGCAAACGCGTCAAGGTCAGATTTATTCAAAGCCTTCAAATATTCGTGCAGGGTCATATGCACCTCCGTTCAGGATGCGCAGATTAGCAATTGCTAATCGATACAGCAATAGCAAACCGTAATTTACTGTTTGCTAACGGAAAGCGATCATTGGGGAATGGATATCTATAAGCAGCGAATCAGCGCTCTGCGCGCCGCGATGGCGGGGCTGAGCCAAAAAGACTTTGCAAACCAACATGGGTTGGACGCATCGTATTTGTCCCAGCTTTTAAATGGTCATCGAAAACTCGGCGAGAAAGCAGCTGCCACGCTCGAAGAGAAGATCAACCTTCATCCTGGGAGCCTGGTGAATCCTGAGCTATTGAGTGGCTCAGATACGGCTGAAATCATAGTGCCCGCCGTTGCCCCCGTTGACAGCCGAACGGTGATGCAGTCGCTCGGTTTCATTACTATCCCCCACCTCGACGTGGCGGCGTCGATGGGGTCTGGCAATGTTCCGCCCGACTCTCAAATTGAAGTGATCAAAGACATTACTGTCCACCTTGATTGGCTCAAGACCCAAGGTTTAACCTTCTCAAGGATCGAGAACTTAGCGATCATCACCGGCGATGGCGACAGCATGGACGGGACATTTCGCGACGGAGACTCACTGCTCGTTGATCGAGGGATTACCGAGATCAGAACCGATGCAGTTTACGTCTTCACATTGGATGGCGACCTCTACATCAAACGACTGCAACGCATGACTGGCGGCGCGTTGCGCATGATCTCGGATAACCCATTGTACCCTGCGATAATCATCGAAGGTGCGGACCTTACAAAGGTCCATATTCAAGCCCGAGTCCTCCTTGTGTGGAATGCCAAGAAGCTGTAAACCTCGTGCCCATCCAAGCCCGCAATAGCGGGTTTTTTTGTGCCCAATCGCAAAGGAGTACAGATGTACTCCATTCGGTGTTGCGAAAAAAGTCTTCGCGAAATACTGTATGCATATACAGAAAAGCCAAGGAGGACCCAATGGCTAGCGTAGCGCACAAGCTGGTAGCAACGATGTCTCCCGCACAGATTCTCGCGGCTCGACTTCAAACCGTTATTCGCTCCCAGTCCGCTCAGGGCGATCGATATGCGGTGATCTACAAAAAACCAGATGAAGATCAACGGCACTGGGATCAGATCATCGCAGCGATAGACGATACGGAAGGTGTTCACGTAAATATTCAATCTGACGGGGCCGCACGAATATCGTGGTACCTGCCCGAAACCCTACGTCGCCCTGAGTGCGGCAGACGCAGTAGCAAAACCGATCATTAATTTAGCATCTGCTATTGCATAGATATTTAGCTTTTGCTAATTTGACTCGTACCCCTCTCACCACAGAGTACGAGCCATGCAAACAACACAGCGAAACACCCGCTGCCCGGTGTATCTCCACCCGGCAGCGGCCTCCAATCGCGAATCTATAGCCACCATTCAGCGCCAAACCGGCCTTCTCCTGATCATCCCGCCAAAAAGCAGAGATGCGAAAGCAGCACCTGCACCGGCAGTCGATGACTTCGGTCCATGGGGAGGTGATGCGGCATGAAGCAGATCCTCATCGGCCTCACCGGCCCTGCCCGCTCCGGCAAAACAACCGCAGCCAGTCACCTGGCCCACGATCACGGGTTTGAATGCTACGCATTCGCCGACCCGTTGCGCGACGGCATCATGGCCATATTCAACCTCAGTCCCGAGGATTTCGAAGGCGACAAAAAGGAGCAGCCCATCGACTGGCTGGGCCGTTCACCTCGCCAGTTGATGCAACTTCTCGGCACCGAGTGGGGCCGTCACATGATCAGCGCCAACTTGTGGGTCGACCTCGCCGAACAGAATCTTGATTGCCTCAGTGCGGTGTTCGACGGCGTGCCGGGCTTTGTCGTGAGCGATGTTCGCTTCGAAAACGAGGCTGACTTCATCCGCAAACGGGGCGGGACGGTCATTCACCTCTACCGACCAGACGCAGCCGAAGTGAATCCCCACATCAGCGAAGCCGGTGTGTCAGTCCACCCGGACGACTTGGTACTAACCAACGACAGCGGCCTCCAAGAGCTGTATGGCGCACTGGACGAGCTGTATCGCGCCATCCGCTTACGCGGTTTGCTGGCCGTGGCCTGAGGCACTCGTCATGAACAGAACCCTCGACGCTACAGCAACGATTCTGGGCATGAAGCCACGTACATTTCGAGCGAAATTGCGAGAAATCGGCGTGCTGACCCAGGCAGGCGAGCTCGCACCTAAGCACCGCGACCAAGGCTACCTGTACGTAGATTCGCGCAGCCGCTGGAATAAGAACATTCACGCCTACAGCCACTATGCAGTGGTGATGGTCAAGGAGGCGGGTGTTACCTGGCTTTCGGACCAGCTTGGCATCACCACCAAGAAGAAGGACGCCGCAGCATGACTCTGAACGCAATTACCCACGCCGTAGGTGCATTGAAACTGGTTCCGATGCACCTCAACCACCCAACCATCGTGAGCCGCTCGACGCTGATAGGAGCCACGTCAGAGGCACTTAGCATGCTGGACGGTTTGCCGCCTGTTACAGCCGAATTGGCAGAGGTATTCCGGGCTGTGGACGCTGTACTGCTTGAGGGTCAAGTTGCGTATGTGACACCCACACGCTGCCCCGAGCGCCCATATGGCGCAGTGGTGGCGGACGCAGAGGGACGGCTTTGCGCGACTGCAACCGGCAAATCGAAAGAGGGTCTCGCGGAACTGATTCGCTTCCAGTTGGTGCCCCAAAAGGAGGGGCACGGGGAGGATGCTGCGTGAGTGAGACGTTAAGTCAGCTCCGGGAGGAGTTCGCCACGCCCTGCCCCACGCTGGGCACTGTGCGAGAACGGTACTTCTCGCACATATCAAGTGATCGTTACCTGCTTCGCAAGATCAACGCGGGCCGCATCAACCTCAAGGTTACTCGGCTGGGCGGATCGAATAAGGGCCAGCCAGTGGTCTACCTGCACGACCTGGCGATCTATCTCGACGCACAGGCCAAGTTGAAAGCGGCCTGATTCAAAGGTGGTCACTGCCTTCCAGTGACAACAACCAGAGGCACAGGACATGAAACCCACGGACACAGCCGAGTTCATTGGCGAACTCAACGCAGGCGTCTTCGCGAACCAGATCGGACACGCGCTCTCCGAGGTAGCTGCAGGCGTCATTGACAACAAAAAGGTCGGCACCGTAACGCTCACGTTTTCGCTCAAGCAGATTGCTGACAGCCACCAGGTCACTATCAACCACAAGCTGGCCTACAAAGTGCCGACCAAGCGCGGCAGCCGCACCGAGGACACCACCCTCGACACGCCAATGTACGTTGGCGAAGGCGGTCGTTTGACCCTGTTCCCCGAAACACCTGCGGCAGATCAGATGTTTGATCGCAACGCCGCCCCCGTCCCAGCCAGATCGTAATTCAACGCTATTCCAAACCTCTCACCACAGCAGGAAATGATTCATGGAAGCCAAGGCAATTCAGTTGATTCAAGACACCGCCGTACTTGCAAACGCCAAGGCGCTGGACACCTTTACACCTTCAATCGCCCTACCCGCGACCGTAAATGTTGTCAGCCTGGAGAAGTTTCAGCAGACCCGCAGCCGGTTTCGAGGCGAGCTTGAAACTTCGTCCTTAAAGGACTTCAGCGAATACGTGCAGAACCAAGCTGATGACAACACATCGGGCTTCGTTAATAGCGCCGACATGACATGCAGCGTCTTCTTTAACCTTGGCAATCAGGACAACCCTGGGCACGGGGATTTTCGCGCCAACCTCACCCTGAAGAAGACTGCCGCATTTTTGGCTCTAGAACGCGCAGCCGGGTCCAAGCACACCCAAAAAGAGCTGAGCGACTTCATTGAAGACTGGGCACCGAACCTGACAGCGCTCACCCCGGACCGCGCCGAAATCGATCTGCGCCGAGCTGCTGGTGCCATTCGCTCGATCACCATCGAGCAGGCCCGCAAAAGCGAACACATCGTCAGCGACATGAGCGCATCACGTTCGGCGATGGATCAGATCGAAGCCAAATCGGCAGACGGCCTACCCGCTGAGCTGCTGTTCAACGTGTTCCCCTACGAAGGCCTGCAGGCTCAGACCATCCAATTGCGCGTTGCAGTCCTCACCGGAGGCGACCAGCCCGTGCTCCGGCTGCGTTGGATCGGAGAGGCTCAGCTACGCGAAGACCTGGCACAAGAATTCAAACAGGTCGTAGCAGAAGAAGTGGGCGAAGCAATAGACCTCACCATCGGCAGCTTCACCCTGGCATAACCAGCACACCTGTGCCCGTCGCCGTCCTCTCACCACCGTTCCGGCGACGGACTCATTCCAAAGGACAGAGCACATGCAAGCACAGCACATCAACATTCTGACCGGCCAGGTCGTCCGCTTTCTGCTCCACACCCTATTCGTAGAGAGAGCAATCAAACGGGCACAGCGCAGGTGCCACTGGGCGGAAAAATCAGCAGGCGCAGCCGATAGCAGCGCACGTATGGACTATCGAATCCAAGCGGTGATGGTATGAACACACTATTTTTACTTATGGCTCAATATAATGGACAAGCCGTTATTCCACTTGAAAAAGTCTGTACTGACTATATGCATCTTACGGTAGAGAAGTTTAAGCGTAAGCGTTTGGATGGAGAAATAGATATCCCAGTGGTTCGCCTAGGAGCAGCTAGCCAGAAGGCCGCACTAGGGGTTCACATCAAGGACTTGGCGGATTACATTGATCGACAAAGAGGCAAAGCCACTCAAGAACAAAACAAGCTGATGGGAAGAGCGGCCTGA